CTGCAAACCCGCTCCAGCGACTGGAAGGTGATCGGATCGTACCTGCAAGACCGGTTCTCCATCGGCCGTGACCGCTACTCGAAGGCTATGGCCTACCTGCGCGAGATCGGCCTAGTGACCCATGAGGTCATGCGCGAGGAAGGATCGGGCAAGGTGCTAGGGCGCCGCATCATCGTCCACTACGAACCGAACCTACAGGTTTCCGAATATTCGGTTAACCGAAGTGTGGGTTTTCCGAACTGTGGGAAAACCGACAACTACTCAATAAAGGATTCTTCTACTCAATCAAGGACTGAGCCCACGGTCGCTGACGCTCCCTCGCTGGCGAAGAAGTCGGCCAAGTTCAATCCCCTGACTGCCAAGCCAAGCAACGTCAGCGAGCAGACCTGGGCGGACTGGTGCCAGCACCGTCGCGAGATCCGCAAGCCGCTGACCAAGACCTCCTGCGAGCGCCAAGCCACCCAGCTGGCCAAGCACCACGCACCTGACGCCGTGATCAACCAGTCGATCAGCAACGGCTGGACTGGCCTGTTTCCGGAGAAGGTGCTGCCGGGGGCCCAGCAGGGCCAGCGCCGCAGCGGCCCCGACTTCAACGACA